CTTGTGTGGTTCTTAAAGGCGCGCAAGTAAGGTTAATTGCGACAAATGATGTTAAAATAACTGTCGGTACAACAGGAGCTGGAATTATTATAAAACCTGACGGCAACATTGTGATTATCCCGTCAGCATCAGGCGTCATAAAGCTTGGAGGCGACGATGCAGACAAAGCCATACTCTGCCAAACAGCAGTACAAGCTATTCCTGGGAATATTACAGCTGCTCCCGTAATATCAACAGCAGGCGGTATTATTGGTGCAAAGGAAATTATAGGAACTGGATTGTTTGCTTCAAAAGTTTTGGTGAAATAATGGGCGCATTAAAAAAAGTTGGATTTTTAGATAACGCTAGCGGAGCTATCGGTGATAGTGATCGACTCAATATTGTCAATGAAATATCAGACGCAATCAGGTCAGCATCAAAAATAACTCTAGCAGGTGCCGAGCTATCGCTAATAGGTGCACCGATACCACTTGCTGCAGACAGTTTTGCAGCCGACAACGGGTTAGATGATCACAAAGAGCGTCTGCCTCAATGGCATTCTATAAATATTGATACTTTTCTAAGTGGTGTTGCTAACATGTTTGATGGAATTCCAATCACAGGCGTCGCAGCAAAAGTAATTCCTATTTTTGACCCAACACAACCAATTATTGATATTCTCAATCTATTAAAAAATCTGATACCTGACTTGATTGATTTTGACATTATTGAGTTTTTAACATCAATTTTAACAGCTTTGTTTCTAAAGATACCACCGTTTCTGTTAGATCTTGCAACTTTGGCACAAGATTTTATCAACGGCGTTGCTGATGCAATCGACTCGGCGATAGCAAAATTTATTGATTTTATTAAAGTAAATGTAATTGAAAAATTCAACAAGACAACAGAGGTGATTAATAGGATAAAATCTGAGATTGATAGACAGATTGCAGAAGTTCAAGAATTCAAGAACAAGATCATAGCAGCAATCAAAACAATAATCGAACCAATACTTGCATTTCCTTCGATTCCATCACTAAGCATTCCAATACCTAATTTTAATTTTAATATTTCACTACCTAATATATCGCTTCCTTCGCTGCCATCACTTCCAATATTTCACATTTCACCACCATTTCCACCTGGCATTGCATATTTCTTCTTAGAATTTATTAAAAGTCTGATATCAGGCATCATAGCAATATTGACAAATATTGCTGATTTAATTTCTGCAATTATCCAGGGAATTGGAGCATTTATTTCTTACATTGTTCAAGCAATATTTAATCTAATTAAATCAATCATTGAAGCGCTGATACCAGGAATTGATAGAGCTATTACACTTGCTGCCACAATTTTAATTTTTGCAAAAAAAATCACGCAGATGGCAGTTGTATCGCTGCTGGGATGGCTTGTTGGGCCAGGAATTATCATTAGTGTTGCTGCACGTGAAGTTGGCTTAGTAAGCTAGACATCAACATACTTAATAACAATGGCCGAAAGAAGCTTTAAAAACATTGGAACAACAATTACGCAGTTGCAGACTTTACGTCCTCCTGTGCAAACTTTTCCTATTGGAATAAAGACACCAATGGAACTTAGCGGTAATGGCAACCCCTACAAGATGCATACGACTGTACCTGAACAGGTCAATGATAATCTTCGTAATATGATTTTGTCTAATCACGGCGAGCGCTTAGGAAAGTATGATTACGGTGCTAATCTTCGCCAGATATTAGCGGAATTTTCAACTAACGCAGACGTTGAGACAACTGCCATGCAATCTATTATGTCAACAGTTGAGAAATACATGCCTTTTATCTCGCTTGACACGTTTGAGATGAAAAATTTGCAGTCAACAAGAAATGCACAAGCAAAATTCCAGATTGATATCGGTTACAGCGTATCAAAAATAGGTGCAAGTAATCAAAAACTTAAAATAATTCTCGAGGTAATGGGCTAATGGCAACAACATTGCAACAGAAGTTGAAACAGCGCCGGCAGAGATCATATCTTGGCAAAGATTTTGATAGCTTACGTGACAATCTTGCAACCTATGCAAAGAGTTACTACTCTGATCAAATCAAGGATGTGTCAGAATCGTCTGTCGCAGGAATGTTTATTGACATGGCTGCCTACGCAGGCGACGTGTTGTCATATTATCTAGATTACCAGTTTAACGAGATTAATCTTGAAACTGCAATTGATCCTAATAATGTTGATAGACTGATCAGACGCGCTGGGGTCAAATACGGCGGTGCATCTCCTGCAATTGTAACGATAAATTTTTATGCAATTATTCCTGCAACGCTTACCAACGGTGTGTATACACCAAATACACAGTACATGCCAGTTATACTATCAAGTACTCAAATGAAAGCCAACTCCGGCATCATATTTGAGCTTACTGAGGATATTGATTTTGGTAAAACGGATTTGAATGGAAAACTTGTTGCAACATATCGAATATTTTCACAAGATATAAGCGGAAACCCAACAAAATTTGTTGTGAAAGCGACAGGACTTTGCTCATCAGGCAGAGTCGCGTCTGAGAGATTCACGATTGATAGTAATTTTATTCCATTTAGAAAGATCACACTCTCAAACCAGAATGTTAATGAAATAATTGGCATAGCAGACATAGATGGAAATCAATATTATGAAGTTGAGTCACTTACACATGATGTTGTGTTCAAAGCACGCACAAATATCAAATCAGACTCTGATATAGTTGAAGATGCACTGACGATTATTCCTGCGCCTCGCCGCTTTATTTCTGAAAATAGTAGAGTTTCAGGAAAGACTACAATCACATTCGGATCAGGTGACGCAGATTCACTTGATGACGATATTATCCCCGACCCATCAGAAATTGCTTTACCGCTTTACGGTTCAAATAAGGTATTTAAAAAAGCAACAATTGATCCTAATGCTCTACTGAAGACAAGAAGCTTAGGCGTGTCACCTACAAATACCACGCTAACAGTCTCGTACCGCTACGGTGGCGGTCTGAGTAACAATGTCGGCGCAGGCACAATTAATTCAATATCACGTCTTTTACATAGATTTCCACCGTCAGCACCCACTAGCATCGCTTCAACTATTAGAGCAACATTTGAAGTTGATAATACAGAAACGGCAGTCGGGGGTGAGGACGCATTGTCGCTTGAAGATTTGAGAGCAATTGCATTAAGTTATGCAAATTCTCAAAATAGAATTGTTACCAAGCAAGACGCTGCTGCTAGAGTCTATACAATGCCATCAAATTTTGGCAGAGTCTACCGCGTTGGATTTAGACCCAACCCTGTTAATGCTCTTGCAACTTTGATGTATGTCATAAGCAGAAATAGTAGTGGACAGCTTATTCTCTCTAGTGACACACTAAAGATTAATCTTAGTAAATACCTTAACGAGTTCAGGCTTATATCAGATGCGATCGACATCGTTGATTCACCAGTCATCAACTTGAAATTAAATTATAGTGTTACGCTATACTCAACAGCAGTTAAAAATACAACATTACAAATAATTAATCAAGCACTTAAAGATTACTTCAATATCAAAAATTTCCAAATAGACCAGTCGATAATATTGTCAGATATTACTAATATCTTACTTAATACAGACGGTGTGATGTCTGTAGCAAATATTACATTTTCAAGTGTAAGCGGTAATTTAAACGGTGTTGCGTACAGTGAAGTAATTTTTAATGTTGAACAAAATACAACTAACGGGTTGCTTGTTCCTTCACCGGGCGGTATCTTTGAAATTAGATATCCAGATTTTGATATAGTTGGTAATACGACCTAGGAGATTGAATGTATTTAGCTCTATCAGCAAGCAAAGATGCTTATATCACCAACAAGATCATTGGATCATCATTTCGTGCAACTGATGCGAATCTTGGACAAGCAGGTACATTAGATCTCTTTAAGCTATATGATGAAAACAGCATTGTAGGTGAGACAAATCCGACTGAATTATCAAGAATTCTGATTAAGTTTGATTATAGTAAACTTTCAAATTTAATGTTGACAAAGCTAGATATTAATGATGCATCTTTCAAGTGTAATCTCGTGTTAAGCGACGTGTATGGCGGTCAACCCACACCCACTAATTTTAAGTTGATTGCTTTCCCATTATCAAGAAGCTTTGATGAAGGTGTCGGACGTGATGTAATTGGATTTAGAGATATCGACGTGTGCAATTTTTTGACTGCGTCTGTTTCAACAGGAAATGTTGAAAAATGGTATGTCACAGGCGCTGGTAGCCAAGGCTTCCTAGGCTCCAACAATATTGATATTATTTCTAGTGGTAATCTCAATGATGGGAATGGAATTGTAAATTTATGGCGTGAGCAGATATTCGTATCAGGCGAAGAAGATCTAAATGTTGATATTACAAGAATTGTATCGGGAACACTCGCAGGATTAATACCCGATCACGGATTCAGAATTTCTTTCTCTGGCTCAATGGAAACAGACGAGTTTACGAGATTTGTCAAAAGATTCACGTCTAGAAATGCTACAAACGTAGGCAAACGACCAAAGATAGTAGTGACTTACAATGATTTAGTTAGAGACAATCACGAAAATTTCTTTTTTAATGCGCAAGGCAACTTGTTCTTATCTAATAATGTCAGGGGTAATCCTAAAAATATTCTTTCAGGAACATCTTTGACAGAAATAAAAGGAAACAATTGCATGCTATTAAAACTATCCACAGGATCTTACGCAAAGCAATTCAATGTTTCACAATTCAATCGTGGAGCTAATTACGTCACAGGTGCTTACTATGCATCATTGACATTGAATAGCTTTGAAAACAGTAGTGTTTATAGCACGCTGGCGACACAAGGGTATGTCGATCTTGATGAAGTGTGGGGCTCAAATGATGGGAAAATTAGCTATTTGTCAAGCTCCTTAAGAGCCTACCGCCCAGATACATCAAAATTTGATATTGATTTAGAACGTATTACAGTTAGCATGACTAACATGAGAACTGCGTATGAGCAAAACGAACAATATCGTTTTAGATTATTCATAGAAGACATTACAAGAGAATTTATTGCAAAGAAGCTCCCGATTGAAAATAAAGGAATATTTGTTGAAGAAATCTACTATCAAGCTAGAGACACAGATCTTAATGAAGTCTTAATTCCATTTCATGATCCAGGCACAGCCGTGTCAAATGATACGGTAAGTCATTACTTTGACTTTGATATGATTTCTCTGCCAAGAGGAAGAACATACACATTTGATTTTAAGATACTGCGAGAAGGATCTGAGATCATATTCAGAGACGTCGCCGCAAAGTTTAGAGTGAATTAAAATGTCATCAAACGTTGTTAGAACAAATCGACCCACAGTCTTTACCACTAATTTGAAAGCAGTATCAATAACAAATAGATATGATACTGTTACTATTCAAAATCAAGAAGAGAGCAATATCGGTAATCCTAACTCATTTAGGTATGACCAGATTGGCAGTGCATTAAAATCAACACAAGAGTTAAGTGTCGATTACACAAAATTCGAAAATCACACTTTTTTCAATTCAGCAACAGCAAAGGTTAATGTTGCATTTGATCGCATAATCAATAATTACCCATTTGATTCTTCGATAACAGAAATACAGAATTTTGAAGATAGCTTGACAGGATACGAACGTTATATTCTTACTTTGTTTTCAAAGAATAAGAATTTTTTATCATTTAATGGTACATCTCAAATCATTGTTATTGATGCAGCTGGTGTTAATTTTCCTGATATCTCAAAAGATGACACCGGCGCGGGTGTTTTAGATCCTAATAACAATAATTTCTCTTTTGAATTATTTGTCTATCCGGCAGCGGTCCCAAATAACAACCAGATTATTTTGCAAAAGAGAAAAGATGCTAATAATGCGATAACAATTGCATTGTCACAATCTTTGTTAACGGATACATGCACAGCAATATTTGCTGTATCTAACGGCGCGCTGTATGCGTCAGCATCAGCAACAATTCAAAAAGGAACATTCAATCATTTATATTTTGAATATCTTTCTGAAGATGCAACAGGATCATTGAAAATTTTCAAAAATCTAGAAAGAGCATCACAAGAATCTGATTTTGTAGATTTTGGCAGCATATCATATGACAGCGCGCCCTTGACAATAGGATCAGGCTCGTCTCACAACATTGGAAGTTATACTTTTGCACCACAAGAGCAACTCTCAGGTTCAATTGATGAACTTAGATTTTATCACAATACGATTGATCAAAGCACGCTTTCATATAATTGGAAGAAAGAAATTTATGCATCACCTGATTTGAAGCTCTACTTTAGATTCAATGAACCCACGGGCTCATACGGTGCTAACGATGTTGTGCTAGATTACTCGGGTAATTCTCTTCATTCGTACATTGAAAATTTTTCAACATCGTTGCGTGACGGGGCAGGTATTGACAATCCAATGACAGCTGAGGATCCTGATCAGTGCCCGGTCCTATTTTCTGATTATCCTACAACTGTTACACTAAATCAGACGCTACTCGAGTTAGCAAGATCATATGATTATGATAATCCTAATCTTATTACTAAATTAATACCTGCACATTATTTAAGAGAAGGTTACACTTCACAAGGTTTTACAGATGAAGACGGAACAATAGGAAATGAAATAACAGGCGAGTCTATGCCTGGAACTGTTACAATCGGGTCACCTCAAATCATCATGTCTATGTTGTTAGTTTATGCAAAGTTTTTTGATGAACTAAAGATGTTTGTGGATCATTTTTCTAATCTTGTTCATGCTGAATATGATCAAGACGCGTCTGTAGTAGACAAATTTTTGCCGTTTTTGGCAAGCTATTACGGCTTTGAAATGCCTTCTATGTTCAAGCCAGCATTAGGTGAGCAGTTCTATGATGGAAGAAATGTTACTCAAAATGATGAAAAGGTTGCTCAAAATTTAGATTATGTCAGGAAGCAGCTTTGGAGACGAATGCTTGTCAATATGTCGAGCATTATGAAAGAAAAAGGAACAATTTCATCGGTAAAATCTCTTTTTCATGCTGCAGGCATAATACCAGAAAATTTCTTTACAATAAGAGAGTTCGGTGGCCCAAAGAAAAACTTTCTAACAGGTCGTCGTGAGACTAAAACAGAAATTTCTGCAATGCTTGATTTTTCTGGAAGTTTATCGACCAGCGTGGGTGTAATTGATGCACAAGGATTTTCATCTACTAAGCCCAACATAATAGGAAGCTATCTTTCTGGCTCTAGAACAGAACCAGGTTACCCTGCTCCAGGTGGAAACACATCAGATGGACTTTTTACGTCAGGATCATTTACAATCGAAGGCACGTATAAATTCTTGCCAAGACAGGCAAATTTTATTACAGAAAGTTTAGTGAGATTGCATGTT